GATTCGATTAATTTTACAGCGATCTCAAGTGTTCAGTTTGCCAATAGTCAAGGTGCGGAAACAATAACAGTCAACGTGACTCGGATGAAGCCAAACACTCAGCTTTATGTATACTATGACGGTCAAGGTGTAAGTAGCAATGTACCTGGAAGACTTGGTTCTTACATTAAGACAGGTACGAGTAGTGGGTCATCCAATCACCCACTAAGAACAGATAGTTCTGGGGAATTGCAATGCTATTTCCATATACCAGCGAATCAATTCCCTGTTGGTATGACAGAACTTAAGTTCACAGACGATGAACTCAATAGAGATACTTTTGCAAGTACTACTGCATCTGTAATTATACCTTCCAGCACATTGAATACAACCTCAGTTGATGTTTCTTTGACTGAGACCACTGCGAATGTAACAACACAGGACGCAACAGGTAACCGCGAGGTGGTTCTTAGAGAGGAGTCTGGCACGGATGTAGAAACCCGTGTGCGTTTCTATGATCCAATTGCACAGGGATTTACTATTTCTACTCCAAAAATTCCAGAAGATCAGTCGCAAGATACTGTGGCTCCGCACAAATATAGACACGGGGCATATGTAACGGGTTTTGATTTTTGGTTTAAGGACAGAACAAATAACACTAACACAGAAACGGGTGATTACGATGGCGTCATAGTTCAGCTTAGAAACATGGTAAATGGATATCCAGGTCCCGTTGTCATGGCAGAAAAGAGAATTCCCAGAAGTGATGTGAACACAACTCCCCCATCTGGTAGTACGTTTACTTTTTCTGGCAACGAAACGAATGTCACTTTCGATAAACCAGTTTATCTAATTCCTAACACAGAATATTGTGTTGTTCTTATGCCAGAAAATAATAACCCAGATTACAATGCTTGGGTTGCTGAACTTGGTCAGGATAATTTAACAGAGATTTCTACTGAGACCAATCGGGGAGATCGTATTACAAAGGTAGAATCTTCTGGAACGTTCTTTGTTTCATCAAACAATACTACTTGGAACGCAGTCCAAAAAGAAGATTTGATGATGAACATAAACATAGCAGAATTTGCTACGGCAGATGAAACAGCTACTTTCCACGCGAGAGAGCTTGATTTTGTTAACTTTAGGAATGGTACTTCCATAGTATCTGCCGCTCAAGAAGTTGACGGAATTAACATTGAAATAACAGATGTTGGTTCTGGTTATACCACCGCGCCAACATTAACTTTTAGTGCACCAACTGGTGCTAATGGTGTCACTGCAACCGCCGTTGCTACTATTAACTCAAGCGGTGCGGTAGACAGTATCCGCGTAACGGAACCTGGCGTTGGTTACACGGCGGCACCTACATTAACGATTACGGGTACAAATACAACACCCTTGACTGCAAACGTATATTTGTTGAAATCTACTGTAGACAGAGTTGATATTCAAAACAGAAACCATGTGTTGGATCGTTCTGTTCAAACACACGCAACTGGTGTGAATTCAAATAGAACTGCATTTACTGTTGCACCGAAATCTACAATTCTTGCCGCAACGATTACTTCTGGTGAGACCGATGCAACAAGACCGTCTGGAACATATTCGAATGTTTCGCCCACTGGTGGCACAACTGCTGGAACGCCAGACATCGAAGCAACCATGACAATTGTCGTTGGAACTGGCGGTCTCAATACGGGTCAAGCAAGCATTACTCTTTCAAATCTTGGACTAGGGTACGCTGTTGGTGACACACTAGAATTTGATAGTACGGTTTTGGGCGGCAGTACTCCTCTGGTGGTTACGATTACTAGACTTCAAAACTCCGCGATTACATCACTACAAGATGATGGTAACGGAAATGATGTCGTTGTTGGAAGAACTAGTGGTTTTGTGAGAACTGAAGATACTCAAGTATGGATTGACACAATTCGTGATAGAACTGTCACTGCTTCTCAAGTAAAATATAACCACACGATACAAGAGGGTGCCACGTCACTTGATTTGCAACTCGCTTGGACGCCATATAATGCAAACTATCAGTCTTCAACAAACAATGCTGTTGGTACAACTTATATTGATCAAGAACAGGGTGATACTACTGAATACAAAGCACAATACAATGTAGCATCAAGATCCAATGAGTTGATGTATTTCCAAGGTAATAGAACTTTCACTGGTAAGATTATATTTAAGCATGATGATACTTACTACAGTAGAGTTTCCCCAAGAGTAGACTTTGAGCTATTTGAGGCGGTAATTGTTCAAAATATGCTCAACAATGATGCTACGGGCGAAGATAGCACAGATGGCGGTAACGCAGACTCTAGATGGCTTTCGCAGGTTGTTGCTCTTGCGGAAGGTATGGACGCAGAAGACTTGAAAGTATATCTCACAATGTCTAAGTGGACATCAAACACTGTGAAGGTTTACGCAAAGATGAAGTCTGACGATGATGATTTGGGAACTCTTCAGAGGGATATTCGTTGGACTGAATTGGTCATTGATGAAGCGCCTTTGCAAGAAGATACTGGCTTTGCTGAGTATGTTTACACTCTTCCAAACTATGGTATTCGTGCCACGGAAATGGTAGCGGGAACTGAATATAAAATTATTAGTGCAGACTCTTCAGCGGGTAATGATCCCGCGTATTCTTTTGTCACTGCGGGTGCCGCAGACAATAACGCGGATACCGTTTTCACTGCCACTCAATCTATTCAAGGTGTTGGCACCGTTGTTGAAACTGGCATTTACGCTAGGGGTATTGATATTACTGATAATGGAGACTATGAAGGCGTATTTAAATATGACATTGGACGTGTCTACAGCATTCCTGTAGCGGCGGCTGGAAGTGGTTATCTAAATGCTCCCGTAGTAACAATTACTGGTGGCGGCGGCAGACAAGCTAGAGCAGTTGCAGTGCTTAACGGCTCTGGTGGCGTAGATAGAATTGATGTTATCGATGGCGGTAGAGACTATACTTCTGCACCAACAGTAACACTTTCTGGTGGGGGCGGCGTTGGTGCTACTGCTGGCACGGCGACTCTGGCAACCGTACAGTTTAAGTCATTCAAGCAATTCCAGATCAAAGTTGTGTTGCTTGGAGAGAACACTTACGATTATCCTGTTATTCAAGACTTGCGAGCAATCGCATTGCAGGTGTAGTTGTGAAGACTGATAAATACAAAAGATGCAATTCTAGTGGTGCTTTAGTTAGCACAGATTTGGATGGTCTCAGAAGATATAAAGAGGCTAAATTGCAATCCAAAAAAGTTGGTGAGTATGGTAAGGAAATAAATAATTTAAAAACGGAAATGGAAGACATTAAAGGTGTCCTCAAAGAAATTTTAAATAGGCTGAGTTGATGGCTACTATACTTTTAAGAAATACATTAGGAAGACCGCTTACTAATACAGAAGTGGATAATAACTTCATTAATCTGAATACCGATAAGTATGAAGATGGTGATGATATTACCGTTGGTTCTGCTGTTGTAGCGGATGATCTTTCTGTATCTGGACAAGTAGCATTTAGTACACAGGCCACGATCTCTGCTGGTGGAAATGATCAAACGTCAGCAACGGCCCTTACCGCATCTTTTAACATTATTACAAATGCAAATGCGAACGAAGGTGTAAAACTGCCAGACGTAAATGGTGGTAGATATGTGATCGTAATTAACGACACAACAACCGATATCACAGTGTATCCATATACTGGTGAATCTATTGTCACAAACGGAGTTACCTTACCAACAAACACTGGTGTGGAACTACGCGCTGGTAAAGCACTTACCTTGGTTGGTGCGTCTACAACAAAGTGGAATAGTTTCGCCACTGCTTCAGAGATTGCAATCTATGATTCAACAGGGACGAGGCTTAACTAAGTATGGCTACTATAATCACAAGAAATACTGGCGGCACTGCTAAGAATAGCCCACTGACCACCACAGAACTAGATAATAATTTTATAAATCTCAACGATGATAAATATGAGGCTGGTGATGATATTGTTGTTGCAGATTTTACAGCAACAGGAGATATCACTGTCGGTATTACAACAGGAGTAGCCGCCGCAGGTAGTACACAAGGAACCGCCACTTCTCTTACAACCACTGTAAATGTTGTAACATCGGCTTCTGCAAATGTTACGGACGGAGTTATCCTTCCAGCGGCAGTTGCGGGTTTATATATAACTGTGAAAAATGATACAGCAGATAACATTAAAGTGTATCCACCAAGTAGTGGAATTATTGACAACGAATCTACAAATGGTGCTGTAACAGTACCCGCTGAAGGGTCAAGGTCTTTTGTAGGTGTTTCGACAAGTAAATATAATACAGTTGCGAGTACTGAACTCGCGGTATACGACTCTTCTGGAACGAGGTTAAACTAATGCGACCATTGCGACTAAAATCTAGCGCATACCCTGTAGACACAACAAATATGCAGGGATTGCAAGAGATGACTGATTCTGATATTGAACAGTATCTTTCTGCTGTATTGACTGCAAAATTCGCCGCCGATTATTCGGGAACTCTTACAGGTGATTTAAATGTTTCTACCAATAATGCACAGGCTGGTGCTGATGTTGGTACTTTTACGGATAGCATTCGCACAGAATCAATTGGTACTCACCCAGCAACGGGTGCGACTAGTAGTACAACATATTATGTAAAGCAGGCAAATGCCGCAGTAACCGAAAATATTACAAACAGGCTTGTTGGTTATGATGACACAACCAATGTTGGTATCAACGAGTTTACTGATAACCAATTGGACACAGACGTTCTAGACAAAGTTCTAGATGACATGATAAATAGTGCCTACGCTTGTGGCCTTTATTCATTAAACGCAAGCTCTCCTTCTGGTGGTACTTGGACATCAAGAATTACTCTTACAAACACTACGCTCTCTGGAAACAATAGTGCGTATATCTGGCAAAAGACTTCTCCAAATAGTGGCGCAAACAGCAACCTTAGACCACTGAAGGTTCACAACACTTCAGACATTAAAGAAATGTCTGATGCTGAGATTGAGCAAATGTTGCCAAATCTGCGAAATCGCATGATTGATACGGGTGTCGGAACTTATAAGTTGCAAACAAGCTCGCCTTCCACTGGAACATGGGTTCAAATGGGAGACGCTGGTGGTCACTCTGACACTCGCCAACAAGTCTCTGGTCAAGCGTATTCTGGTAACTATCAACAAACATATTCTGGCACTTATGCTAGTTCTTTCACTGGCTCTTATGCTGGTACATACGCTAGAAACTGGGCTGGTGCATACGCTGGATCATACGCACAACCAGTTAACTACAGCGGTGCTTATAGCCGAGGATTCACTGGATCTTACTCTGGTGGATATGCGGGTACAGTAAACTTTGCTGGTAACTACAGCGGATCATATACTGGAACATACATTCTTTACTATGCGGGTGTCGTATACGGTTACTACGCAGGTACTTATTCTGGTACGTATACGGGATACTATGCTGGCACTGTTTATTATACTGGCGCTTATGCTGGCACCTATACGGGAACGTTTGGTGGTGTGTATACGGGACAGCTATATTACACTGGCTCTTATACTGGCTACTACACGGGATACTATACAGGAATCTATGCTGGTACTTATACATCATATTATACGGGCGCGTATACTGCTACATATACAGGCGCGTACACTGGTGCAACAGTATTAGGATCTGTTGAGACTGTAAATACCGTTAAGTTGTGGTTGCGTACTGCATAAATTTTTGATATACTGTTAATTATTTTCACGTGAAAGGTGATGAAATGGAATTAGATATTACAAGAGCAGAAGAAACTTCTACCCAATCTAAGCGGTGGGAGTTTCCTTATTGGTCTAACAAAGAGAATGCTCATATTACTGTCACTATGATCTCAAAAAGTGGCGAAAAAAGAATTGCTTCTGTTCAAGGTGAAGAAAATCCAGACTATATTGAAATTATAAACGAGTTTGGTGTAGATCAAATTGACAAAAACACAGAAGATGGTTTGCGTAGGCGAGAGGATAACATTCGTAAAGCCGCACAGCGCAAAGAAACCGAAAGAATGCGAATGCAACAAGAAACTCTGTTTCAAATTAAGCTTGAAGCATTTGAAATTCCAGCGGTCAAAAAATCAGAAAATAAAGACCTTAAAAAGCTTATTCGAAAAGCCAAATCTCCAATGGAAGTTCAAGCGTATACTACAATTTTGGTGATGAAAGAGCTTGAGAATGAAGAAAGCTGACACTGGTTTTATCTATGTCGCGACAGTAAAAAAAGGTTTTTATAACGCGGCAGTCAAATCCGCAGAATCACTCAAAGATTTTTATCCAGACGCACATATAACATTCTTTACACTTGAAGAGTGGGTCACAGAAGATGACTACGATTTGTTTGATAATATCGTAACTGATATACCAAATGAAGTACGTACAAAACTTTGGGCGCTTGATAAAACTCCTTATGAAGTCACTTGTTATCTTGATTGCGACACTTCAATAGAACATGAAGATATCGAATACGTCTTTGATATTTTGCCAGAAGATAACGATATTGTCTTCACAAAGAATAGACCCTACAATTCAAAGATCACAAAACTAAACGAAGAAGAAGAGATGACGTGTCATTGTGGCTTTTTTGTTTACAGAAAAAACGAAAGAACTTTGAAATTAATGTCTTCATGGTATGAGCAATACGTCAAACAAGTTCGCAGTGACTATCCGAACACAGAAGGATATCCTAAAGAGGCTCTTGGGTGGGACACTTTCTCAATGTATTATATTCTAACGCATACGTGTCCCGATGTAAAATGGGGATACATAGAAGAACCCGATGCAAGGTGGAATTTTGTTTGGGGTTATCGCGACGATGAACTTCAAGGCACTGAGCGCGTTGTGTATCACTATACGATTCCGAGACATATGTTATGAAGTGGACAAATAAAATAAGTGATGAAGTATTAGATATTATTACACCTTATTCTGATTGGTTTTTCTCTCAAGATCTAACTCCTTTAGATGAAATTTCTAGAAACAAAGACAGAAAGACTCATGATATTCATAGGGGCTGTGGGGAAGAGTATCTTAAAGAAATTGTAGATAAAGACGGAGCGCATGAAGGTTACCCAGAAGAAACTTATTCAGTTGACATTGGAATGTTAGACTGTCTGCCCTACGACAATAGGCATATTGACGTTATATTTGAACATCAAAAAAAGAGACAAGAAATGTCTTTGGCGCTCACAACAATTTTGGGTGCAAGAAACCAAGCAGTCAACGTGTATTATCCCGCTGGTGGGTTTATGGGCTGGCATAATAACTGGAATGCGGCTGGTTATAACATTCTACTTACGTATAGCCAAGATGGAGACGGATTCTTTAGATATAGAGATCCCAAGACTCACGAAATTATTACGATGGAAGATAGGATTGGCTGGAGTTGTAAAGTCGGATATTATGGTAGGGGAAGAGAGCCAGACAAGGTTTATTATCACTGTGCGGGTTCTAACTCTCCACGGCTGACTCTAGGTTTTATCATTCCAGATCTTGAGATGTGGCGTGACATGATAGAAGATATCACTGGTGAAGATGCATCTCACTTTAGTTAAATCTTGAAAGGTTCTTTTTGTCCGATCACCATGAATCTATCGTATTCCTTTTTACCGTCCCAAGAATAGTAGTTCTGTGTAATCCTGCCGCTAAATCCTACGTCTTGAATCCCTACTTGTTCTGTTAGGTCTTCCGCAGACTGAACGCAATTGATTCCATACATTTCCTCAATGATATTGCTATTCTGTACTGCGAAAATTGCATGAGGATTCTTTGTCATGAGTTCTTGCAGAGGATAAAGCTGTTCTGTGTTCATACAGATTACCAGATCAACTTCTATTTTGTTAAGATTTTCAAACTCAAATGGGATATCTAGATTGTGATGTCGAATGTTCACAAACTTATCTTGTGAATAGTGTTTGTTAAACAGCTTTGAGAGTTCAATCGATTCATCGTCAATATCAACCATGTGAATTTGTGAGACATCTATGTTTTCACAGAGAAGAGGAACTATTGGTAACCCGAGCCAAGAGTTTAGAATAAGCACACGCATGGAGCCTGTCTTGAGATAGTATTCCTCTAGGTAGTTCTTGACTTCTTCAATCATCCAAATCGATGCTTCCATGTGTGTGGGAGACAAGGATTGTCTGAAATCTGACAGTTTATGTGGTAGCCTTGTTTCAATCGTTTGTAAGGCTTCACCCCAATATTGCAGGTTGTTTAAAAAATTAAAATTTAACATCTTCACTCCTTCCCATAGAGTCAAATATACAAATGTATGGTAGCTCTCTGTAAACGTGTTTCTCCACATCGTGCGGAAATATATAGCCATAGTTGAAACTGTATACCCAACCAATCGGAAACAGCTTCATGTTTATAATTTTTCTATGATGGAAAAAATTGTCGAGACCGCGATAGTACCACAAGATTTGTTTTTGATGTTTGTAGAAATATTTCATTAAACTATCATTGTCAAAGCTATCATTCCATCGTAAAACACTAGAGTTCAAATCTGTGAACGTGTGTGGTATGTGTCTAGTGTTTTTGTATTGTGTTTCAAGATCATGCCACCAAGTTTTTACAAAACACAAATTGTTTTCTGTTTCCCAATCGATGATTGGGTCTATGTCTTTTTGAATAATTACATCAAGATCTAAGAATAGTTTTTCTCCTTTTTGAAAAACAATCTCAGAATCAAAAAGGTACATCTTATTCCACCACTTTACTAGCTTATTGTTTGCTGGCAGTGATAAAATTTTTACATCTGGGTTTATATCTTTACTATTTTCTGTCAAGCAATAGAAATCAAAGTCACACTTTATATGCTTCAGACAGCTTTCGTATAGATGGTTGACGTGTGAGGCACCATATTTTTCTCCCCACTTCACGCAGTATACGTTCATCGCCAATGTTTCAACAACTCTGGATCTGCAAGTTCATCTTGTTTTGTTTGCCCACGACTAGCATCCTCAAACGGAAGTAGGTCAATATTAAAGACACAAAGTATTGCATTGTCTCTATACTTTTCTATAGACAGATCATCGTCATCCCACGATCTACCCCTATTGTATGAGTAGGCATAGTGCGCGGGAAAGTGATCCCAAAGGTCTTTGCCATATCTTCCCCATCGCCAACTATGATAGTTGTCTGTTCCGTCAGTAAAAGTAAACCAAATTTTTTCTTGATGCTCTATTACATCATCCCATATACATTCACACTGATCATCAGACCAAACTTGACATGATCCGTTTGTATAAGCCCCGTGAGCAAGCTTGAATTGTCTGGTGGTCATTGGCTTAGGATCTTGCCACCAAGACTTTAGTTTGGTGGGTCTCTCAAAGTTATATGTGAGCAATGGAGTGATGTCATTCTGAATGATGACATCTAGATCGAAAAAAATAAACCTACCAGTAGGATTATCGGGAGCAAAGTTATGAGTATTAAAGACAAAGGTCTTTGGTCTGTCCCAGCATCGCGCCATGCCATATTTAAAATTATCGCTACCAAACCAGTACTTAGGATGGATATCAGGAATATCAGGAAAAGGAATGACTTTAATGTTATCATCAAGTCCCTCTGGTCTGTCAGTATAGCAATAGAAATGAAGCTCATGCTTACAGTTGCGCTTCACCATATTATATAGCTTGTTTACAAAGTGAGGCCCATATTTCTCTCCCCACTTACAGCAAATCGCGTTGACTCTCATTCACATTTTCCACATGATTTTTTACATATTGATAACGGGTTTCTCTTCAAATGTTCGCTCACATTTGAGAAGTCTTTGTTATATATGATCTCTCCAACAGAGAAATTATTTAGACTATTATACCGCATATTGTATTCATAATCAATTGGATGATATGGATACAGCCTATTTTCGGTGACATCTCGCGCAATGTAGAAGCAAGGATATACATTTTTGGTTGCGCTAACATAGAAGTAATTATCTTTTCTCGCAGAACACCACACGGGATCTCTTTCTTTTCTTTTTGGTACTGCCTTTCTAGTTTCTGGGGATTGCTTGAACGACTTTACAGTTTCCAATGTCACTGCTCTATTGTCAGACACAATAATATCAACTTCTTTTTCTTCCTTGCTTTTTACATGTGGCTCAACATCTTTAACTGTAATGTTACATCCACGATCTTCAAAATATTTGTAAATCTTATCGAAATCTTTTGCATTTCTGGGATCAGTTGTTTCCGCAGAAAATATCACCCAATTCAAATGGACATCATCAAACATTCTTTTGATATCAATCAAACCTAGTTCATCGTCCGTCACAAAGATATCGTCAAAATCATTTCCAGTATCATTGATTTTTGTAGAAAGCTGTATGATAGCACCCTCTGGCGGGTCTTCATACAAGCCGTGATATATGTCGCTATAGTTTTCACTGTGCGCGTGGAAGAAATTTATGAGACTTTCGTTGTCACCTTCCTTTTGATTTAGAATCTCCAGCAATTTATCTTTTGGCATAATGTTGTACAGCTTGTTGAATACCTCTTCATAGTCTTCTTTGTAGAAAAGGTCTTTGATATTTTGTATATAACACGCTTCATAAAGGTTGCGAACATCATCAAAAGACGCTTCCCAAAATACTCGCTGTATGCCATGCTTTTTAACTTGGTCTAAAATTACTTTCTTTGTATCCTCTACGAACAAGCGTTTGTACAGATTTAAGTAATCATCAAGAGAACAGTTCCAAAAATATCTTTCTATCCCGTCTTTCTTAGCTTCTTCCGCTACAACTTGTTCCTCTTTTAGTATAAATCGATCCTCATAAAAGGCCAGAACAGTTTTTAGTTTGCGATTCCAATAAAGCTTTTCGTCTCCGCGTTGAATCTTATCATCGTTTGGAAAGTCTGCTAAAAACTTTTTATGAATAGATTTCAAATCTGTTTGCTTAAAGTACTCTTCAACCAGAGTGTATGACTCTTTGGGGATGTTTGATATGATTGTTTCGTTTGTTAGCGGCGTCAACTCTGGCAAAAATGCTTTGATCGCTTTTAGATTTTTGTTCTTACGCAAAAACTCGTTCACGCGAGGAAAATCACTGAGTAGTGTATTGATGAGTGAACTGTAGTCTTGGTTGCCGTACAGAGTCTTAATGTTTTCTAAAACTGTTAAGTCTATGTGATTGTTTACTATCTCTTCATCTTCAAAGCAATTGAAGTTTACCCACTCAGACAACAACTCAAATGTTTTGAGACGCTGTTTAGAGTCACGTGAAAATCGTGGAAAGTCTTGTAGGAACTTTTCTTCTATGCTTTGATAGTTTTTTTCTGATAAAAATCTTTCTAGACGGTCAATGTCTTTTTTATTATAGCTAAAAAAGTCTTCTGGTAGCTTTGGTAGCCACAGTTTTTCAAATTGATCTTTGCCTTTCCAGTGTATGAGAATTTCAGTGTCTTCTATATCCTCTAATTTTTTGTGATTTGTTTTTTGTTGGACAAGATCTGCATTAAACAGGCACAGCTTTGGAAGTGCCTTATAAACTTGGCCTTCTCTGTTGTAAGAATATACCCATTGTTTGGGTAGAAAATTCCAAAAACTGTCGCCAACTACCATAAACTCTCGCCATGGATAGTAATTGTCAGTGCCTTTATAAAATGTTTTAAACACTGTGTTTTGGTGTGTTAGAAAATCCTCGTATATCTTTTCACACTGATCACCCCACCACATAACACAACTAGAATTGTGGTAAGTTCCTCGCATAGTGGTAAATTGTCTGTGTTTCTCTTGACCCCTTTCTTGCCAATGAGAATAGATCATGTGTGGCTGGAATGCCATCTTATAAAAATCATCTATTCTGTTTTGAATGATGATGTCTAGATCAAAGTAGCAGAATGGCCCTTCTGTTTTCAGCCATTTGTGTGAATTATAGATGAGGATTTTTGATCTGTCCCAGCAATATCGCTCTCTTCCAAACCAATGCTTTGGATGAAGTGGGTCTACGTCTGGTATCGGCATGACATTCACTGCGGGATCAATCCCTTCTGGATCGTCAGTAAAACACGTCAATTTAAAAGACATGTTATAATTTCTTTTAATCATGCCGTATAGGTTGTTTACATATTCGGGGGAGTACTTATTGCCCCACTTTATGCAAAGAAACTGCATCATCGTATTGTTTTCTCAAGTCTTTGAATTTGTCTTGTCCATTTAGCAAACAAACCGTTTTCTCTGGTTGATATCCTTTTCTAGAGAACATGAAAGAATAAACATCTTCTTCTGTAAAAAAGTTGAAATCAAATCCTTCATGGTGTAAGAATCGATCATCTCCCGCATATTTTACCATGAAATAATCTGGATCTTTCATGAAGTACTCATATATATGTGAGGCATCATCCCACATTATCATGCTTGAGTTATATAAACTCAGGTAATTATAACTCCACCGCTCATCTTTATGCTCTGGGAACCACTCTGGTTTCCAAAAACAATAGATAATTTTTGGTTTTGAAAGGTCACAATCCCATAAATAATCAAGAGGCTTTTGAATTACAATGTCTAGGTCAAGATATAATGCGTTTTCTATACCACTACCTAGTATTTTTATTTTTTCCCAATGTCCTTCAATTTCACTATCTAATGACACCGCCTCAATCCCGCGCTCTAAACCAGACGGGTCATCCGTGAAACAATAAAAACTGTCGGCGTTAGTTTTTTTATAAATAGTGTTAACATCTTGTGAAGAATATTTGTCGCCGTACTTAAGGGTGATGATACTTTTCATAAAAACAGTTTAACATAATTTGTTAAAGGACACAACTGTGGCATCGATATACAACATAGTTATAGACCAAGGAACTACTTTTTCGTTAACGTTCAATTTAACAAATGATGACGGAACGGGTAAGATTCTTACGGATTACACAGTTACCGCACAAATGAGAAAGAGTTATTATACAAATACCAATACTGCTTTTACAACATCAAAAGTAGATGGTACTGGTGATATCACAATTTCTTTAACCGCCGCCCAAACTTCCGCAATAAAAGCTGGTAGATATGTATATGACATTGAAATTGCCAGTTCAGTAGAAACTTTGCGCGTCCTTGAAGGAATTGTTACAGTCACACCAGAAGTGACTAAGTAAGGAGAACTCTATGGCATTGAAGGTCACGGTCCCAAATAGTTCACAAAGAGTTACAGCAACAGTTAGTGATAATAGGGTTGTAACTCAAACAATTCGCAATACAAGCAGAACACAATCAGCTACCACTCTGGACAATTTGGAAGGAGTTGACGTATCCGATGCTGAAGATGGATACGCACTGGTTTTCAATGAAGATAATGGTCAATGGGAAGCGGCACCAACAAGTTCATTGGCTGTCGCTGTTGATAATATTGATGGTGGAACTTATTGATATTATAAATAACCCGTTATTCGCAATATTATATGATGTTGTAGTTAACAACCCCAAAACGAGGAATAATAAACATGGCTACAGTTATTCAGATTAAAAGAAGCACTGGCTCTACAGCACCCGCCACTACGGATCTCGTAAATGGCGAAATGGCGTATGCCCAAGATGCTTCTAATGATGGCGCTAGTGCCAAGCTGTATATGGAGTCAGTTGATAGTGGAGGCAATCAAGTCATCCATACTATCGGTGGTAAGTTTTACACTGATGAAGTAGACGCGGCAACTAACGCAAGCACAGCAAGCACCATCGTAAAGCGTGATGGCTCTGGAAACTTCTCTGCTGGCACAATTACTGCGGATCTTACTGGTAACGTTACTGGTGATATCACTGGTGATGTATCGGCTGGTACAGTTTCTTTCAGCACTTCACTGAGCGATGGAACTATCACGGTCACTGGTTTCGTAGATGAAGATGATATGTCTTCTGATAGCGCAACCCTGATCCCGACCCAACAATCTGTTAAAGCATATGTTGACACCGCATCTGCCGCCGCGTTCGATCTGGATTTTTCTGGTGACAGCGGTTCTGGTGTTATTGAGCAGTCAGAAACCCTTGCAATCACTGGTGACACTGGTATCACTACTACCGCTTCTGGTAATGGTCTGAGCATTGACCTTGATGATACCGCTGTAACTGCTGGTTCATATGGTTCTGCTACTGCTGTACCAACGTTTACCGTTGACCAGCAAGGCCGAATCACTGCCGCTGGTACTGCTTCAATTAGCAGTTCTTTTGATCTTGCGGCTGACTCTGGTACGACTGACACCTTTAACAACGGTGAGACTCTTACCATTGCTGGTACTGCAAACGAAGTAGTTACTGCGGTTTCTAACAATCAGATTACTGTTGGTCTTGCTACCAACCCAACCATTAGCGGAAACTTGACTGTTTCTGGTGATATGACAATCAGCGGTACGACCACTACTGTCAACACTTCAACTCTTACTGTTGAAGATCCTCTGATTGCACTTGCTAACGGCAACAACACTTCTGATGCGGTTGACGTGGGTATCTACGGTTTGTACGATACTTCAGGCTCACAAGACCTGTACTCTGGTCTGTTCCGTGACGCAAGTGACAGCGGTAAGTGGAAGCTGTTTAAGGACTCTCAAACTGCTCCTACTACCACAGTAGACACTGCCGCAACTGGCTACACTGTTGCTACTATGGTTGCTAACATTGAAGGTTCTATCACTGGCGGCACTGTCTCTGGTCTTACTGCGGCGATTGCGGTAGCGGATGGTGGTTCTGGTGCTACTTCTTTCACTAGTAACGGTATTGTTTATGGCAACGGCACTGGCGCACTTCAAGCAACTGCGGCTGGTACTGATGGTTACTTCCTATATTCCAATAACGGTACTCCCGATTGGTCTAACACGATTGACGGTGGAAGTTACTAATAGAAGTTGTTGAGAGGAATCGATACTATGGAGCAGGCAGAGATTGATGTTATAAACGCATACATCAAGAATCTATCGGAAAAGGTTCAAAATCAAACGGTAGAATTGTTGTATCAAAAAAGTAGAATGCAGTGTTTAGAGGTTGAACTGACTCAAAAAAATGAAGCAATTAATGAACTTCAAGAGCTATTAGCCGAACGAAAGTCTGCGGTTAATACAGAAGAGTCAGAGGGGATAGCTACTGGTGGGTTTAGTGCGGAAGAAAGCATTAGTGAGTATTCCATTGTTGAAGAAAGTGTTAGCGAGTATTCATCTGCACCAATTTCAACGGCATCGATAACACCGAAGCCCGTTGTTACTCCCCCACAAGCACCCAGACCACGGGCGGTACAGCAAGCCCCTAAACCCGCTCCTTCAGTGAGCGCCAATGAATCACCAAAAATGGCGCAAACTCTGGGAAGTGAGCAGATAACAATTAGCGATGGTGGTGAATATAATACTCCACCAAAGGCTGAACCACCAAAGGCTGTTTCTCAGCCTGTTGTAGAGGAAAAGCCAGCTAAGGTTCTCTCCACACGCGGAAAGGGTGATAGATCAAAAAGGCGCAGACGAAGAAGAGAGGTTTAAGTTTAAATGTCAAACGTAATTAAATTAAAACGTTCTTCAACTATTAATTCTGCACCAACTACAAGTGATCTTGAAATTGGCGAAGTAGCGGTCAATAGCGCTGATAAAAAGATCTACATGCGTGATGGTGAAAACTCTATCACAACAATTGCAAATTTTGCAAATGTAGATGCATTTCCTTATGGTGATTATGGTACTGTCAGCGATTCAATAGTAATCGATGCTTTCGGACAACAAGAATCCGATGGTTGGGACATGCTAGACACGCCTCAAAACGCACTAACCACACACGATTTGGGCGGTCTGTAAGGAGAATTTAAGTGGCTCAAGTAATTAAACCAAAAAGAAGCGAAACAAGCGCCTCAGAACCTGGATTAAGTGATCTGGCTGTTGGCGAAATTGCGATGAACTTGGTTGATAAAAAAGTATTTACTAGAGATTCTAGTAATAACATTATTACTGTTGCTAACTTTTCTGTTGGAGATCCAAATTTAGTTTTTCCAACGGGTGACTATGGTGATTTGACTAATCCAGATGAAGATCCTTTTGGGGTTGTTATTACAGCATACTTTGACTGTAAGACTACTCCTACAGGCATTCTTCAAAATAAAGATTTAGGCTCGCTATCATAGGTAAAAAAATATGTCTACACAAGTTCAGTTCAAAAGAGGAACCACCACGGACCATAGCTCTTTTACTGGTGCGAATGGTGAACTGACCATAAATACAACAAAGAAAGCTCTTGTGATACATGATGGAAGTACTCAAGGAGGTATTGAACATCTAAGAGCAGATTTAAACAATTTAAGTAGTTCAGCGATCATTCCAGGCTCACAAGTTGATGCTATCGACTGCGGAACGTACTAACAGATAATAGGAACTTATTATGCCAACACAGGTTCAATTTAGACGGGGTACGTCAACCGAAAATGATGCCTTTACTGGCGCAGTTGGTGAAATCTCTTTTGATACCACAAATAACCGTCTTAGGGTGCACGATGGCTCTACCCAAGGCGGTTATGCATTTGCTAGAATAGCAGATTTCACTAGCGGCAGTTTAAGCCCGTCATTTGTTGATGTGACCGCAACAGGAGAGGTAACACAAGGTAGCGGTAATTATCTTAGCAGAAACTATGTGGTGTATGGAAATACGACAGACGCCACAGAAACGGAGTTATTGATTGGTGGATCTACACGGATACCAGTTGCTACTGACAGCACGATATTTTATGAAGTAAATATTGCATGTCGAAGAACAGACCAAACGGGTGAAAGCGCGGCATGGCAGTTAAAAGGCATAGCAGACAACTTTAGTGGCTCAGTCAGTGATGTTGGTGACGTGTATGAAATCTCAATTGCACAGGATGATTTAAACTTGGCGGTGGATGTAAGAGCAGATGACACCAATAATGCGCTTGGCGTACATGTCACTGGTGTTGCCGCTAAAAGTTACCGCTGGATTGCTCACGTTAAAACAGTAGAGGTTAATCAATAATGTCACGTAGAACTAGAAGCTTCTTTTTTAACGGCGAAAGTGCCAAGATGGTGGCAGACACCACTGGAGACGCGGCAAACACAACCACGTCTGGATTTGATGTTGCAGACTTTGCTGATGCCGCTTTGATTGATAGTGGCGAAAGCTTTTCTGATGTTGATACCGTACTGCTAACTGCCGCCGCAATTGATGATAGGATTGTAGCACGTGCGCCAGACGCAATTAGTGTGACCGATGCTGGTGGCGATGGTAGTCTCGCATACAGTTCTGGTGAGATCACCTACACTGGTCCTTCTGCAACTGAAGTTCGCGCACACTTTTCTGGTGGCACTGGCGTTACAATCACCGATGGTGCAGTAGCGATTGGACAAGCAGTTGCCACAAATTCTGATGTTCAATTTAATGATCTTCAGGTTGATGGTGATGCCGTGGTCACGGGAAACCTAACCGTAAACGGTACGACCACCACGATTGCCACGACGAACCAAGTGGTGTCCGATACTCTGATTGAGTTGGGTAATGGAACTACGGGTTCACCAGCTAATGATGCTGGTATCGTTATTGAGCGCGGAGACTCTGACAATGCATTTATGGGTTGGGACGAAAGTTCTGATAAATTTTTGTTGGGTACAGGCTCTTTCACTGGCGCATCTACTGGTAACTTAGCGATTACCGCTGGAACGCTGGTTGCAGACCTTGAAGGTAACGTAACTGGTAACTTAACTGGTAATGTGACGGGTACTGTTAGCAGTCTTTCTAATCAAGACACAGATGCGCTTGGAGAGGGTTCTACTAATCAGTACCACACTGTTGAAAGAGTGCAAGACGCTGTTGGCGATCAATTTGTAACCAACGGAAGTCACACTGGCATTTCATTTTCTTATGATGACGCTGGTGATGGTGCAATTGATGCTACCGTTAGCCTCTCTGGATTCAGCACTTCAGACTTGAGTGAAGGTACAAATCAGTACTTTACACAGGCAAGGGCGAGGACAGCAATTTCTGTCACTGACAATGGTGGAGATGGTTCTCTTAGCTACGATGAGGCAACTGGCGCTATTTCATATCAAGGTCCAGTTGCGGCTGATGTTCAAGCACACTTTTCTGCTGGCACTGGTATTGGGTTGTCTAGCGGCACAATTAGCTTGAGTCACTTGGGATTAGAATCTCTTACAGATCCTAATGCAGACCGCATCTTCATGTGGGATGACAGCGCGGGTGCCTCTGCGTTTATGGATCTGGGCGCTGGCTTGACGATTACTGGTACAACTATTAAAGGTACTGCAATCTACAATGCGTCTGGTACATTGTTAAATTAATAAGTGGTGAATAAATGGCGTTATCTACAAGAGAGCAACTACAAGATTACTGTCTGCGTAGATTAGGCTGGCCTGTTGTTGAAATTAATGTTGATGAAGATCAAGTAACAGACCGCATAGATGACGCACTACAGTTTTTTCAAGAGTATCACTTTGATGGTGTTGAGCGTACATATGTAAAACACCAACTCACGGGGTCAACGGTCAGACTAAATCTGTCCGTTGCCTCTAGTTTTACTGTTGGAGAAACAATCACTGGCGCAACGTCTGGTGCAAAAGCTATTGTCAAGGGTCTTTCTGGCAATCAGATTTCAGTTGAAGAATCTACTGCCGATTGGGTTGGTGGAGAGTCTATAACTGGGTCTGAGTCTGGTTACACAGCGGCAGTATCCCTTACCACGCCATATGAAAAAGGCGACATTGAGAACGGTTACATTCCTATTGGTAACGGCATCCTTGGAATCAATCGCGTTTTTAACTTTGGTGGAACTAACAGCTTAGACACCGAAGACATCTTCAACATCGATTATCAATTTCGACTGAACGATCTCTATAATCTGCTTGGCGCGGATATGATTTACTATTCCATGGTAAAACAAAACCTTCAGTCGCTAGAACAGTTGTTGATGAGTTCTAGACAAATTCGTTGGAATCGAAAGACAAATCGCTTGTACATTGACACAGATTGGGACAAAACTTTCAACATTGGTGATTATATTGTCGCGGAAGCATTTGCTATTGTTGACCCAGAAACATATACCGAAGTTTACGATGATATGTTTTTGAAGAAGTATGCCACTGCATTAATAAAAAGGCAGTGGGGAGAAAATATGAAGAAGTTTGGTGGCATTCAATTACCTGGAGGCGTAACGTTAAACGGCAAAGAAGTGTATGATGAGGCAATTGAAGAAATTCGTATGATTGAACAAGAGATGCAATCTAAATACGAACTGCCGCCATCATTCATGGTGGGGTAACCACTCATGCCGACTAACTTTTATTTTCAAAACGGGCTAACATCTGGAACCTCGTCAGAACAACTTCTGATAGAGAGCCTTGTTATTGAAAGTTTAAAAATTTACGGTCATGATCTTTATTACATGCCTAGAACTTCTGTCAACGAAGACGAAATTCTCACCGAAGATTCCCTAAGTCAATTTACTCAAGCATATCCGCTGGAGATGTATCTAGAAAACGTCAATGGGTATGACGGTGAAGGGGATATTTTTTCTAAATTTGGTATCGAAGTAAGAGACCAAGCCACCTTTGTTCTTGCCCGTAGGCGGTGGGATGAAATGGTTCAAACAAGTGGCGGGGAGTTTCAACTAGATGCCCGTCCAGCAGAAGGCGATTTGTTGTATTTTGAAAAAACAAAGTCGCTTTTTGAAATTAAGAAAGTAGAATTCCAAGACCCGTTTTATCAAGCGGGTAAACTCTATGTGTATAAGCTTATTTGCGAACTGTACGAATATAGCTCAGAGAACATCGACACTGGTATCACAGACATTGATAATGTGGAAAAAGAACTTTCACTTGATTCACTAGAATTCCAGATTTTGCAAGAAGACGGAACTGCTCTGTTGATGGAATACGGTGGTGGTACATGGATCAATGAGGCGTATTCGAACATTAAACAAAATTATAGCGATAATTCTGATCTTATAAATGTAAACAACTTAGAAAATATTCTAGACTTTACGGAATCAAATCCGTTTGGTGAGATATAATGTTTAAAAACACACAGTTTTATCACTCGCATACAAGAAAGGCTATTGTAGCTTTTGGTATGTTATTCAACAACGTTAAGATATCGCGAAAAGATGCTGACGGTGATATATCACAGGTCATGCGGGTACCTTTAGCATACGCGCCAAAACAAAAGTTTCTCACCAGAATCGCAACTCTAGCAGATGGTGATACCCGTGGTGAAGTTGCGATAACTCTTCCCCGCATGGGTTTTGAAATTACTAGTTTTGATTACGATGCGAGCAGAAAAATTTCGGTAGTACAGAAACATCGGGCTATTGGTGCTGGTGACGATGCAAACACGGTTCGATCTTCTTTCTGTGCCGCACCATACAACTTAGGCATTGCGTTATACATCATGGCAAAGAATCAAGAAGACGCACTTCAAGTTGTAGAGCAAGTGTTTCCATATTTCAATCCAGATTTCAATGTGACAATTAATGACTTGCCAGAGCTTGGTATCAAGAGAGACTTAAAGATCACCCTAGACTCAGTTAACTATGAAGACGATTATGAGGGAGACTTTGAAAGACGTAGAAGTATTGTCTGGACGCTAAACTTCACCATGCGAATAAATTATTATGGTGATGTTACAAATGTTGGTTACATTAAAGAGAGTGTTGCACAGCTATATAATAATTTGGATGATATAGAAGAAAGACTGTCAAAGGTTACAGTAACACCTGGGTTGACTGCTGATGGTAAACCCACAACAAACGCATCAAGTTCTGTTGATTCAGATTTAATAAACCCAGATGATAATTATGGATTCATTATTGAGCTATTGGAAGACTTTTGATGGAAAACAATCCTTTTGATAAATTAGATAAGACCTTCAATACAGATCCGTCTGCGGCTCTGGAAAAAAATCTGCGTGAAGTAAAAGAAACCACCATCGTGCCTGTTGACGATGATAAGCAAACAGCGCTACACAATCAACAATTAGAAAATGATTTTCAAGATGCCAGAGAAACGTTACAAAAGGCCGCAGAATATAGTCAAGAGGCAATCGAAGGAATACTGCACGTTGCTAAACACACTGACCATCCGAGAGCGTATGAGGTCGCGGGACAGCTAATCAAAGGAATGCAAGAAAACGCCGCCACTCAAATGGCAGTACAAGAAAAGCAAAGAAAAATGAAGTACGGTGGCAAAGAGCCAGTAAAAACACAAAATAATGTCTTTGTTGGTAGTACGTCTGAACTATTGAAAGCGTTGAAAGCAGAAAAGCCCGTAAATTAAAATGGCAGATACATCATATCATGGCAATTCAAACCTAAAGCCGATAGGTCATGACCATGACTTTACGGAAGAACAGGTAAAAGAAATCCTCAAGTGTCAGGAAGATCCTGTATACTTCATAGAAAATTACTGTCACATTGTCACGCTGGATCAAGGTCTTCAGTTGTTCAAGCTGTATGAATGTCAAAAAGAAAAAGTTGACATTATCATGAACAATAGAAAGGTGATACTGATGGAAGGCCGACAGCAAGGAAAGACTGTCACGGCGGCGGCATGTATCCTACACTACACATTGTTTGAAGCTGATAAAACTGTTGCGATAATGGCAAACAAAAGCACAGCGGCAAGAGAAGTTCTTGGACGATATCAAATCATGTATGAGAATTTGCCTTTGTGGATGCAACAAGGTGTTCGAACATGGAACAAGGGTGATGTTGAATTGGAAAACAACAGCCGAGTTTTTACTTCTGCAACAACCACATCTGGTATTCGTGGTAAGTCTGTAAACTGGCTATACATTGATGAGGCGGCTATCATTCCAAACAACATAGCAGAAGAATTCTTTACTTCAGTATATCCGACAATTTCTGCTGGTGAAACAACTAAAATTCTGCTCACCTCTACGCCATTTGGTTACAATCATTTTTGGAAGTTTTGGAACGAAGCAGAAGAGGGAACGAACGGCTTTGTTAGCCACTTCATTCCTTATACGGATATCCCAGGTCGAGATGAAAAGTGGGCAGAAGAACAACAGAAACTTCTTGGTGATGTTAAGTTCACACAGGAAGTTTTATGTGACTTCTTGGGATCAACAAACACACTTGTATCTGCGTCTACGATTGCAAGACTCAGTTCGCAGATGCCATCGTTTACAAAAAACAATTTAGATATATACAAAGACCCAGAGGAAGGACACTATTACTGTATTTGTGTAGATACTTCTAGGGGTATTGGTGGAGACTTTTCTGCTTTTACCGTCATTGATATTACCTCAATGCCCTATAGGGTGGTAGCAAAATTTAGAGACAACAAAATATCTCCAATGCTGTATCCAGAGATTATAGCAAAGGTTGGCGCGGAATTTAATAACGCATACGTGCTGGTAGAAACAAATGATATCGGGCAACAAGTAGTAGACATTCTTCACTCAGAGATAGAATACGACAATATATTCACTTCCGCGACAGAAAAAGGTAAACAATTCTTAACATCTGGGTTTAAAAAGGTATCCAAGCTGGGAATCATGACATCTCAGCGCGTAAAAAGACAAGGATGTTTGGCATTTAAAAACTTGATAGAAGAACAAAAGTTGCTTTTATTTGATGCCGACATCATTCATGAAATATCAACCTTTATTGAAAAAGGAAACACATTCCAAGCGGATGAAGGTTATCATGATGATTTGATTATGACATTGGTTTTATTTGGATGGCTAACAACACAACCATTCTTTTCAGATTTGATGGATGTAAACGTAAGAGAGGGGCTTTATAAATCCCAAATGCAAGATATTGAGAGCAATTTGGTACCCTATTTGCGTGTTGATGGTCAAGAAGAGGAAACATTTGTCGCCAGTGGAGATCTTTGGTTTACTGGCGATGGGAAGTTGTTTGAAAGTGAAAAACTTGATATTTATAAATAATATGCGAAATCGTTTTTAAACGAATAAAAAACATCGTAATAACGAAGGAGAAATAACATGGCTTTTCAGCTTTCACCTGGAGTTCTGATTAAAGAAGTTGATTTGACTTCTGTCGTACCCGCAGTAGGTACCTCTATTGGTGCTTTCGCTGGCGACTTCCAATGGGGTCCAGCCGAAGAAGTTCGAACCCTGCAATCAGAAAATCAATTAGTAGAAATTTTTGGCAAACCTAACAACACTGTAGCAGACGGATGGTTTACTGCCGCAAGCTTTTTGGCGTACAGTTCATCTCTGCGCGTTGCACGTGCTGTTGGTTCTGCCGCTCTTAACGCTGGCGTAGCTGGTGGTGTTCTGATTAAAAATGATACCGACTACGAAAACAACCATTCCGCTGGATCAAACGGTGTGGGTATGTGGGCGGCAAAGTGGCCTGGTGCACTAGGAAACAGTCTTAAGGTAGACTTTTGTGACCACGCAACATTCGATGCTGGCTCAGTGCTTTCAATTGCAATTAGCAACTCTGGTTCTGGCTATAACGATGGTGACACTACTGTAACTATCGCGGCACCACCCGCTGGTGGAACGCAAGCAGAAGCAACCCCAACAATTGTTGCTGGTGCAATCACTGGTATCACTGTAACTAACCCAGGTTCTGGTTACGCAACTGCGCCTACTATCACTATCACTGATTCAAATGGTACCCCTGGTGCTGGTGCCGCCGCAACTGCTACTCTTTCAGTTGCATGGCAGTATGCCAATCAGTTTGATGGCTCTCCCACTACTTCAACATATGCATCAAATGTCGGTGCGTCTAATGACGAAATGCACGTAATCGTTATTGATGAAGATGGCTTGTTTACGGGAACGGCTGGTACTGTACTTGAGAAATTCCCGTTTGTATCCAAGGCCGCTAATGCTAAGGATGACGTTGGCGCTTCAAGTTATTACAAAAATGTAATCAACACTCAGTCTGACTACATTTGGTGGACAGATCACCCTTCAACCGACATCACGTTTGGAGACGATGCAGTAAACGGTTTGGTTTATACCTCAAACTTTGGAGCAACAGCGCTCTCTCTTTCTAGTGGTGCCGATGCCGCTCCGAATGATGGTGAGATTCAAACAGCATACGATCTGTTTAGCAACGACTATGAGATCGATGTTAACCTTATTATAACAGGCGCACACACTGCGGCTGTACAGTCATATGTTCAAGACAACATTGCTCTGGTGCGTAAAGATTGTGTGACTTTCCACTCTCCGCTCAAGGCGTCTGTTGTTAACAATTCTGGTTCAGAAGCTACAGATATTAAGGCTGATCGAGACAACTTGACTGCTACTAGCTACTCAGTAATGGACACTGGTTGGAAGTACATGTATGACCGCTACAATGACGTATTCCGATGGGTACCCTGTAACGGTGACACCGCTGGTCTCTGTGTGAACACGGACCAAGTATCAGATGCATGGTTCTCTCCCGCTGGTTATAACCGTGGTTTGATCAAGAATGCCGCACGTCTTGCTTACAACCCAAGCAAGGCTGATCGCGACGATCTCTACCAGTATGGTGTAAACCCAATTGTTGGTTTTGCTGGATCTGGTATCTTGTTGTTTGGTGACAAGACTCTTCAATCCAAGCCTGGTGCTTTTGATCGTATCAATGTACGCCGACTGTTTATCGTACTTGAGAAAGCAATTGCTACTGCCGCTAAGTTCCAGTTGTTTGAAATCAACGATGAATTTACTCGCGCACAATTTACAAGCTTGGTTGAACCCTTCCTCCGTGACGTTCAAGGCCGCCGAGGTATCTTTGACTTTAAAGTAGTTTGTAACGAGAGCAATAACACAGAAGCAGTTATCGATGGTAATCGTTTCGTTGCTGACATCTTTGTTAAGCCCTATAAGTCAATCAACTTCATTACACTCAACTTCATTGCTACGAGAACTGGCGTGTCGTTTGAGGAAGTTGGCGGTTAATCGTATAAATAGACTGAACTCAATTAGGAGAAAAATAAATGGATATCAATGAGTTTAAGACACGATTGGGCGCTGGCGGTGCACGTCCTAATCAGTTTCAAGTCATTTTGGCATTTCCAAGCTATGTGGCTTCTCCCCCGTTGTCAGATTCAATTCTGGTAACGGGTGCCGCACTTCCCGCTTCTACTGTTAATCCAGCGATTATTCAGTACCGAGGCCGTGAAGTAAAGCTGGCTGGCGAAAGAATTTTTGATCCGTACACGATTACTATTGTGAACGATACAGAGCAGAAGATTCGTCGCGCCATGGAGCAGTGGATGGAAGGAATGAACAATAAGGAGAGCAACGAAGGTCGTTTGACTCCCGCTGACTACCAAGCTGATTTACGCATCAAGCATTTGGATCGCAATGACAACACTCTCCCTGGTGGAGACTACATCTTGCGTGATGCTTTCCCAATCCAGTTGTCAGAGATTGCACTTCAATATGGTCAGAATGACATTCTGGAAGAATACACTGTAACGTTCCAGTACCGTCATTATGAAATTCAAGGTGAGAATCTGGTCGCACCAGGTTAATTAGTGAGTTAATTTAATTATGCAAATTTTTGGATACAATATCTCTAAAGCGGAGAAGCCACAGAGCGAGAAATCCTTTGTGGCTCCTACCGCTGAAGGGGCAATAGAAACGATACGTGCTGGTGGTTATTACGGCACGTATCTTGATATTGAAGGCGTAGCAAATACCGAAGGCGAATTAATCAAGCGCTATCGGGATATTGCTATGATGGCTGATGTTGATGCCGCAATTGAAGACATTGTTAATGATGCAATTGCATATATCGACAATGAAAAACCCGTTGAATTGAACTTAGATTCGCTTGATTTGTCTGCTTCTGTAAAGAAAGCAATTCAAGCAGAGTTTGAAAAGGTTCAAGAGTTGCTAGATTTTCGTAGCAAGGCGCAAGATTATTTTCGTCACTGGTACATTGATGGTAGATTGTATTTTCACAAGGTGATTGACGTAGATAATCCACGGCAAGGGATCAAGGATGTTCGTTACATCGATCCGCGAAAAATTAGAAAAGTTCGAAACGTCATCAAGGAAAAGAATCCTAATGGCGTTAGTTTTATTAAAGACGTTGAAGAATATTTTATCTACAACGACAAAGGTTTGAAAACAAAACCTGGTCAATATGCGGGGTCAGAGGACTCAGCGGCATTGAAGATAACAAAAGATGCCATTGCATACTGCCCAAGTGGTTTGGTTGACCAAGACAAGAATATCGCTCTTTCATATCTACATAAAGCGATAAGGCCAGCCAACCAGCTTAGAATGATGGAAAATGCTGTTGTAATTTATCGTATTACAAGAGCGCCCGAGCGTAGAATTTTTTACGTTGACGTGGGTAACTTGCCTAAGATGAAGGCAGAGCAGTATCTTAAAGATATCATGGATAGATATCGAAACAAGTTGGTTTATGATGCCAACACTGGTGAGATACGAGACGATAAGAAGTTTATGTCTATGTTGGAAGACTTTTGGCTTCCGCGTAGAGAAGGCGGCACAGGTACGCAGATTGATACCTTGCCAGCGGGTCAAAATTTAGGCCAGATAGAAGACGTAGAATATTTTCAAAAGAAGTTGTATCAGTCTTTGAATATTCCCGTCTCACGCTTAGAGCAACAGGCTGGTCTAAACTTTGGTCGTGCGGCTGAGATAAATAGAGATGAACTTAAATTTGTAAAGTTCATTAGTAAGTTGAGACGCAAGTTCTCCGCGCTGTTTAATGATCTCTTAAAGACTCAATTGATTCTTAAGGGTATTATTACAGACGAAGATTGGATCTCAATGAAAGATGATCTCTTTTATGAGTATGCTTCTGACGCATACTATTCAGAGTCAAAAGATCAAGAGATCTTGAGAAGTCGCGTTGAAGTATTGCAAGGTTTGGCACCCTTTATGGGACAGTTGTACAGCAAGCAATACATACAGAAAGAAGTATTGAAGTTGACGGATGAACAAATTG